GGCCGGAGCGTGACTTTGTAGTTGCTGAAGATGCAGCACCAGCTAGACCAGAATGGTTGCCTGAGAAGTACAATAGTGGCGAAGATTTAGCCAAAGCGTATAAAGAACTAGAGTCTAAGCTAGGTACAAAAGAAGAAGATCTGCGTGCTAAGTTCCAAGAAGAGTATGATTCTACAAGAAATGCTGATCGACCTGCATCTGCTGGCGAATATGCACTACCAGACTTTGTTGATGACGAAGAAGCTGTAGACAATGAGCTACTCAAATGGTGGGCTGAACAATCATTTGACAATGGATTTGGACAAGATAAGTTCGAAAAAGGTATTGAGATGTATCTTCAGACGATGGATGGTTCTGCTCCTGACCTCGATGCTGAAGCTGCAAAACTGGGGGAAAACTCTGATCAGCGGATTGAAGCGGCATCGATGTTCGCTACTAAGTTTTTCCCCAAAGAAACTATGCCAGCAATAGAGCGTTTATTTGAAACGCATGAGGGTATTATAGCTATGGAGGCTATACAAGAAGCTATGAAAGATGGTTCCTTTACTGGAGATGCAACACCTGCGGCTGGAATAAGTGAAGACAGTCTAAAGGAAATGATGCAAGACCCGAGGTATTGGAGTAAGAATGACCCTGCATTTGTTCGGCAAGTAGAGGCTGGCTTTAAGAAGCTTTATGGAAGCTAAGATAATAAAGCGTGGTAACTTTTACCTAACACCTTTTACTAAAGATCATGTTGAAGAGGTTATTGCTAACCTAGCACCAGAAAATGTCAGGGAGATAAATCTCCTTGGCTATCATAATGTCAGAGAATGCATTGAAGAGATGATGAAATACTCTGATTGCTACTTAGTACGCAAAGAAGGTGAAGTATTTACTGCTATATCTGGCCTTTGGTACGAAGATGGTAGAGAAACACCGCAGTTTTTTGCAATGTTTTCTAAGAATATTAAGAAAAACTTTACATCTATAGCGCGTGGATCACGTATGTTAGTTACATTTTTTGATAGAACACAGGACGAAATGTGTATGCGTATATTGAGTGATCACCAGTTTATGTTGGACTGGGCAGCATGGCTAGGATTTGAAGCAATAGGTGTAACTGAGTTTAATTCTAATCATTATGTTGATTTTGTGCGTTGCATTTCACCACAAAAAAGTGCTTATAGTGAAACATCACGGCCCGTGATGCACTGAAAGGCCCATTTGGATACCCTTGTCGATGTGAAGGAACGGATACCCGAGTAACCGAAACTTTATATTTAGGAAAGAAAAATGGCTAATACAATCGACCAAGCTTTTATTAAGCAGTTCGAAACTGAAGTCCACATGGCGTATCAACGCATGGGTTCTAAGCTTCGCAACACAGTACGTTCAACAAATGTATCTGCATCAGTGGCAAGATTCCAGAAAATCGGAACAGGCACAGCGTCAACCAAAGCGCGTAACGGAGATGTTACAGCGATGGAACTAGCGCACACTAACGTAGAAGTCACAATGGCTGACTACTACGCAGCGGAATACATTGATAAGTTGGACGAATTAAAGATCAACATCAATGAGCGTCAAGTTGTAGCTCAATCTGCTGCTGCTGCATTAGGCCGCAAAACAGATGAGTTAATTACAGCAGCTATGGATGCTGGTGCAAACTCAACGCAAATCGCTGACACAGCAGGTGCATTAGTTAAAGGTGACCTACTAACATTGTTTGAAACAATGGGTACAGCTGACATTCCAGAAGACGGACAGCGTTATATTGCTATGTCTCCAGCTGGATACACTGACTTGTTCAACATCAACGAGTTCGCATCAAGTGACTATGTTGGGCCACAAAGCCTACCATTTGCTGGTGGTATGACAATGAAAGAGTTCTTAGGATTTAAGATCTTCTCAACGTCTGCTGTAGCTGGTGGTAAGAACTTTGCTTACCATACATCATCAGTTGGTATCGGTATTAACTCTGATGTTCAAACAGAGCTTAACTATGTACCGCAAAAGGTTGCACACCTAGCAACATCAATGATGTCAATGGGTTCAGTAGTAATCGACAACAATGGCGTTTACGAAGTTCTTGACAACAACTAATATTTTAGGGGGCTTCGGCCCCCTTTAACTCCAATATATAGGTTGAAGAAATGCCAGCAAATACACCAATAAAAGTATGTTCACGCGCTTCCGTCCTTATGGGCGGTTCTCCTATTTCATCCTTTGATGAAGGTACAGCCGAGGCTGATGTAGTTGACGCAATGTACGAAGACATAGCAAGAGCAGCGTTAACAAGTACACGCTGGAGATTTGCAACTAACCAACAAGTATTAAATAGATTAGCTGCTGCGCCTACAAGTAGATATGATGCTGCATACCAAATGCCATCAGATCTTCTTATGCTTAGTGCAGTAACAGTTAACGATGATCCAATTATATATGACACATATGGCGATAAGATATACTGCGATACATCAACCAATGAAGTTGTTGTAGCAGATTACATATACCGCGCTACTGAGGCCACATGGCCTTCATACTTTACACTTGCTGTAGAGTTTCAAGTGGCTGCAATGCTGTCAATATCTATAGCTAGGGATGCTTCTTTAGGTAGTATGATGGATCAACAAGCTGAAAGACAGATGATAAAAGCTAGACGACTTGACTCGCAACAACAAACAACGCGCAAGTTAATGACATCAAGGTTTGTAGCACAAAGGCGTAGCTAATGCAGAAGGTAAGAATCCCACAGAATAGCTTTCAGTACGGAGAAATAAGTGACAATACTGTAATGAGGACTGATAGTCCTATCTATGCTGCGTCTGCACAAAGCCTAGAAAATATGATTGTATTGCCAGAAGGTGCTGTAAAGAAACGACATGGTGCTAAGTTTCATTACAAAAATACACAAACCAATAAGGAGTTGTACTTAGCTCCATTTATATTTGACGATAACGAAGAGTATATAATTGGTATTGGTGAAGCATACATACTGTGCTGGAGAATTACTGCTAATAATAATTTAAGTTTAGTAGCTACGATTACACAAGACACACAAAGCAATGTGCTGCCGTTTGATAAAGACTACATACATCAATACAATACTGCGCAATATGGTGACGTTATGTTTATATGTCACCCATTGTTTGCGCCACGTATGCTTACAAGAACAAGCCTTACAACATTTGAGGTTAGTGTATTTAGTTTCGATACAAGCTATGACAATAAAGATACATATCAACCATACAGTGTGTTTCATAGCACTAACCAAACATTAACAGTAAGTTCATATACTGAAGGTAGCGGTAGAACATTAACCGCTAGCTCCGCTTACTTTGATACAACAGGAAAACATAACAATGTTGTATTGAGATATGGTGGTAATGAAATAAGAATAGATTCAGTAACATCATCAACGATTGCTACTGGTACTGTAATAAGAGAATTATCTACTAGGCTTACAGTCTCTAACCCATTGCGCACTAGAGATGGGTCAAATGTTATTGAGGTTACGCATATAGGTCATGGGTTAACAGGTGGTGCTACTATTGTAGTTGCAGATGCTGTAGCTGTTGGTGGTATTAATGCAAGTAATATCAATGGAACTAAATCAATATTATCAATTATAGACGAAAATACATACAGTATTGTTTCTAGCACTACCGCAAATGCTTCTGAAGATGGTGGTGGTTTTGTTAAAATAAGCTCGAACGCAACGACTACAATATGGGACGAGCAATCTTTCTCTGCATTACGTGGGTATCCAGCTGCTGTTACATTCCATGAAAATAGGCTATGTTTTGCTGGCACAATAGCTGAACCTGATACAATATTTATGAGTCAGCTAGGTGAGTTCTTTAACTACGATGTTGGCGAAGGTGCTGATACTGACGCTATAAACTTGGTTGCGGCTACAGGTGATGTAAATGAAATAAGATATATGAGGTCAAATCGTGACCTACAGATCTTTACGCTATCAGATGAGTTATATGTACCAACATATCTTAACCAAGCTATTACACCTACAAATGCACAGATAAGAAAGCAAACACCATTTGGTACTGAGTTTGTATTACCTACGTCTATTGATGGTGCTACTATATTTGTTGAGCGTGGTGGTAGAGCAGTACGCGAATACATATACTCTGATGCAGAAGATGCTTACATATCTACAGGTGTATCTACAGTTGCAAGTCATACAATAGTTAACCCAGTTGATATAGCAGTAGTGCATTCTGGATTTAAAACTCAAGAATCTTATGCAGCTTTAGTTATGGGCAATGGTGACATGGCATTGTTTAGTTCTAACAGGGCAGAGAAGCGTGCAGCTTGGACAAGAATTACAACGCAAGGCGACTTCTTAGCTACTGCGTCTGTAGGTGATAGGCTATTTTATTATGCAAAAGATATAAATAATAACTATGTATTGTCAGAATTTGTAGATGACATAGGCTTAGATAACTATTTATACGTTGCGTATGGTAGTGGCACAATAGATGTAAGTAGTTTGTATTCTAGTGGCACAGTAGATGTTATTGGTTATGATGGCACAGATAAGGTTTACTTAGGCGAGTTTACTGTAAGCGGTGGTAATATTACTATGACAGCGCACAGTAGCTATACACATTTCTATGTAGGTAAAAAGTTTACATCTAAAGTAATTACTAATCCTGTAGATACTGTGGCTGCAAATGGGCCAGTTACAGGCGATGTAAGGGGTATAAGTACAGTTGTACTTAATATGAAAGACTCTACATCTGTTAAGGTAAATAACAGGACTATTAATAATATTACTGGATTTACAGGTAACAAAGAAGTTAGGCTTTTAGGATATGGTAGAAACCCACAGGTTACTATCGAGCAAGTTGATCCCATGCCATTACAAATTAATGGCTTAATATCGGAGTTGATTACATAATGTGGCAATTAATTGGTGCTGGAATATCAGCGTATGCTTCAATACAAGCAGGTAAAGCTAGAGAAGATGCAGCTAGAATGGATGCATTTAATACTGAGACTGAGCGAGAACAAGGCGAGGTCTTAGCGTTGCAACAAGCAGCACAACGCAGATACGAGTACGATATTGCAACAAAAACAAATGTAGCAATGTTTGCAGCCAGTGGTCGTGACATAGGATCAGATAGATCAGTTGAAGCATTCTTAGAAAAACAAAAAGAAATAGCCGCTACAGACCTTAGTAGGTTAAAAGAGCAAAGACGCATGGAAGCTGGTGCAAGGACTAGAGAGGCTATGGCTTTACGCCGTGCTGGTAAAAACGCTAGACGCGCTTCTCTGCTAAAAGCCGCTGGAACTATGGCGCAAGGTATATCCGATTATCAAAAAACCGCTGCAACAGGAGGACAGTAAATGGCTGTAATTAGGCAACAAACACAAGTCTTCAACAAACCAGTTGGTGTGCGTAGAATAAACACAGGCGAAGCTGAGTTGTGGGAACAAGTAGCCGCACAAGCAGACGAGTTTAGAAATCGTGCGTATAAAAAAGCAGCTGTAGAAGCCGAGCAAGCTGGCAAAATGAAAGCTATGTCTGTTGATAGTGGAGACATAGTAGCTATAGATCCAGAAACTAATCAACCTGTAGCATATAAAGCGCCAGCAAAATATGGATCAATAGCTGCAGCAGCTTACCAAGATATAATAACTAGGCGTTTTGAGCAATCAGTTGATAATGAATTAAAAGCGCAAGGTTCATACTACGCAAAAAATGCAACAAACGCAGATGAATATAAAATTGCTATAAGTGGTCATGTTGGCAATATGATTAAAGCTGGTGGCGATGATACTTATTTTAGCCGTTACATACAAGAAGCTGGACAAGCATATGTAGACAGTACTTATGTAGCTATGAAGTCTAAAGAGTTAGAAGCCAGTATATTAAAAGCAAACACAGACGATCATATAAGAGGTATGGATGCTATCTATACTATAAAGCGTAATATAGGTAAGAGCAGCACAAATAGTTTGCTTGCAGAAATACAAAAAGAATATAACAGTGCAGAAAATTTACTTGATAATGGGTATTATTCAGTAGCGCAATTTGAATCAAAGCGTAATGAATTACTTGGTTTGCAATCATTAGTAAATAAATCGTTTTTAACTAATGCATACATTAGTATGACAAAAAATCAAAAACTTAAATTTATTTCACAACTATATAATCCATCCACAATAGAAGATGAAAAATTAAAAATGTTTGTTATAGACGCAAGAATCGATAGCAGCGTTGAAACTTTAGTTAATGGGTTAAGGTCAATAGATAAAACAGCAGAAGATTTATCTGTATCTGAAATAGAAAGCGAAACATCTAGGTTATTAAATAAAATTCATTCTAATATGTCGTTTGATGATATTAATCAACTAACAGAAGAGACAGACCTAAGCATTAGAGATCAAGTTAATACACGTCTTAGAGAAGACCAATTAAATAAATCATTACATCTTAGCGCAAAAAGTTCAGCTGCAGCAGGGGTACTTATAGATCAGTTAAGAAGTCCTGAACTTAATATGGATATATTAAAAAAAGCATTACAAGAAACACGAAATACAGATGGAGATAATGTAAAAAGTGTAGAAGATATTGCGCAGTTTATAATGGATATGCCAGCAAAAAATAGAATAAAATATGCAGAATCTTTGTCAGCAAGGCTGCCAGCTTTAAAATCAATAGAAGCAACTGCAGAAAATAACTTTATTATTTCAATGCAAAATAAAACGAGAGATATAAATACAACAGAAGATTATAATAAAGTTGTAAATGAAATAAAA